TTATTTCACTAACCGGAATTTATAGACCAATTCCATATAATTGGTTCCCTTATCAGGACGGATAGACCAAAAATTTGGAACCTGATTTGAACTCCAAGGCTTCGGGTTTACCCACATCAACTTTCCATTTTCAACACTGGATTCAATTTTAGGCAAATCAACAGACTCCAAAGATGAAACAGGCATATTTTCAATTGGCGTCCAAAATGGAACTTTCACATAAATAAAAGCCTCAGATTTAAGACCCTCATTATTTTTCCATCCATTATCCATCAATTCGTTTAATGTTGAATTGTTGACTTCATAGGTTTTATCTACCCAAATTTCAATGAAATGCTTTGGCAGATCAAATACTTTGTCACCCCAAACTTCCTTTCCTCCCGGAATTGTCGGTGTAGATGCTTGCACCGGATTCATTAGGCCTTCTTCCTTTGGGCAATCAGTACGGAAAATGATTTCAAACTTTCCTTCACCTGCCCAATTGTCAGGATGATTTTCAGCACTGTGAACAGGATATTCTATTTCAAGGCTTTCTTGCAACAGTCCTTTGATTGAATGGCAGGATGGAAGAAGATGACCACCTCCCATTTCATTTCTTGCCATAAGTGGGCCTAAGTCAACGTTGATTTTTGCAATTGTCATTTCACTTTTCATTTTTTTTAAAATTTTGGTTAATAATTAATTTTAAGGGAAAACACTGCGACAAAACCACAGTGCTTTCCATACTTTATAGGTCAATTCGCTTTTACTCTTTGATCAGGTCATACGACTTGATGAGGTTCACACAAGCCGGATAACTTAGGCCAAGCTTTGCGGAAAATTCCTTTTTGGTCATATTGGCTTTACACTCATTCCAATATTCAAACACCAATTCTTTTTCCTCTTCTGAAAGATGGAGCCTTTTACCAACACCTGACCTTTTTTTGAAGTCCTCAATCAAGGAATCAATTTTCAGTTCAATTGGTGACTTACCATCCAAAAAGGAATTAAGCAACCTTGACAGGTCAGCCAAATCAGTTCTTTCACTCAATCCAGCTTTGGCAATGGCTTCAGAAAACATTTCCTTGGAATCCTTGGGTGTTAACCCTTGTTCACCTAAAGGCACATCATTGATGTCTTTGAAAATTTGACCTTGGGCATTTACAAAGATTCGGTTGTTTTTCCTGAAATCAATTTCCTTGAATTTCTGGATTACATCTATCAGGATTGCACCTTTACTTCTAACCAATGATACTTTCTTATTACCATCGACATTTTCGGCTTGTTGCGAACTGGAAATTTTAGGGCCATTTGTTTTTTCTATTACAGAATTCATTTTTTTTCATTTTTCAAATTTTTAAATATGATCTAAGGTTTTTGGCTTCTACTGCCAGAGGACGAATTAATTAGTTACTTTATTCTAAGTCATAGTGCTCAGGGGTTTTATAATTTTTAAGAAATTTGATCTAAGGGGCTTGGCTGGAATTTACTCTTTAGATATCAGAGTTTAGTTTTGCCAATCTTTTTTTTTACTGTCAGTGCCTATTGTATGGCTGGTTCTGAAGTAATATCGGAAATTTCCAATCGAAAGTAGCTACCACCTATCTTTCGATTATTTCGCAAACATAAAAGGCCATAATATAAAATCCAAAGGTTTTATGAAAAAAAATCAACACTTCATTGAAAATTTATATAGAATCTTATTTTAATAAATATTTATGACACTTTTTTTGGATAAGAGAGCCAAATTTAATACCTTTGTGATCATCTTGTAGATCACAATAAAGTCTGTAATTTACTTTTTCAGGGAATGGAATATAGGCAATAATTCCAAATCATAGATCCAAAATTGCAGTCTCAAAACAAAACATTATAATTCATTTTTTAGCAAACTTAGTTATTAACTAGTGAAACTAAGTTAGAAACTAGAGAAACTAAGTTAGAAACTAATACACGAACTTAGTTAATATTTAAACTAGTATATATATAGTATCTTTTATAAGGCAAATGAAAAACTTATATAATTAGCAAAATAAATATTAACACACTACCTATAATTAACCTTAACATTTATATAGATAGACCATTAAATAAACAGATATCACTTTACTTAGTACCATTGGACCTAATAGGTCCTTTTATTTCAGTTAAGTGAAACATTTTTTTTCCCACGACCCTATAAGAAGAAAGAATTGAAGGAAGAAAAAAGTATCAGCTTAAAGAACCTACAACAAAAAATTGAGAACATTATAATTAGATTCATAGGCTTCAACAGCCTTATTATTTTTTACTTTCTGCTAGATTTTTCGATTGACGGTATATACTAATAAAAAATCTAGCACCCTAAATTAACTATTTTTTAAAATAAACAACTTCATTTATGAAAACACAATTAATTACAATTAAATCAGGCACTCAATTTTTAGGCGAAGCCCTAAATAATCAACTACCCAAAAACTGTATTTTTGACAAAGGAAAAGTTGGGGCAGGTGGTACCACAATAGCACTATCTAATAATGAAAATTATGTTGTTTGTGTACCATACATATCACTTATAAACAATAAAATAGAACAAAGCAAAAATAATTCCCTTTATCCATATTCTATTTTAAAAGTTACAGGAAAAACACTTATAAAAGATATAAAAACTTATATGATGAAAAACAGGGTAAAAAAGATAATGGTTACCTATGACAGTTTGCACAAGCTCAAAAGATGGGCTAAGGACTTAAACCTTTTAATAGATGAATATCATCTATTTTTTACAAAGTATGTATTCAGGAATGAAGCAGTTACAAAAGTTTTAAATCTATTCACTACTTTTAAAAGTTATACATTTATGACTGCAACGGTTTTGGAAGATGAATTCATTTTAGATGAATTGAAAGACATAAAAAAGGTTGTGGCAAAATGGGAAGATATCATAGAAATAAAAGTGAATCCGGTACAAGCTAAGAATGGTGTAATTAAAAGTACTGTAACAATGATTGAAAGATTCTTAAATGGTGAAATTAAAGGGAATGCATATATTTTTGTGAATAGCATTGATTTCATTAAAAAATTGATAAATACCTGTAAGCTGGATGAATCAAACACAAGACTTTTATACAGTGATAGCAATAAAGTTGATTTACCTATTAAAAGGGGAAAAACAACCGACAAACCAAAAAAGATACAGTTGATTACTTCCGCAGCTTTTGAAGGTGTTGACTTGTACGATAAAGAGGGAAGAATGATTGTTATTAGTGATCCGTCAAAAGCCCATACTTTAATTGATATAAGTACAAGTTTACAACAAATAGCGGGCAGGATAAGGGATACAAAATATTTTGATGAAATTTGGCACTTGTACACGAATACAAGGTATAGCAACAATTTAACCTATGATGAATTCTTGGAATCAGTGAATCAAGGAATAAAGGTATCTAAAAGGAGAATTGAAACTTTTAATAAAATAATAGACGAAGACAGAAAAGTTATTAATGTTGACAGCCATTCAGAGTATTTTGTAAAAGTTGATAATGAATTCAAATTCGATGAAAACAGGGTGAAATATGATCTATACAATTTTAAAATCCAAAAGCACATTTATAAGACTAAGATTAACCTTATAAAGGAATACCAAAAGAATTCATTAAAAGTTGAAAACCATTATCTGGATGAAAGCAAAGTAATAATTAATACTGATGATATTGGCGAAAACTTTGAAGATACGGTTTCAAAAGTTAAATCTGTTCTAAATATTACCTATGATTTATCAAGGGAATCAGTTTTAGAAGGTGCTTATCAAAAATATCCATTCTTAGAAAAAGCAATAGAAACAATTGGTTTTGAAGGAATTGAAAGCTTAAATTTCAATGTAACCAACATAAAGCGAAAATTGGTTAATTCTGATTTAGATACCTCTTTAAATGTAAAGGTCTTTCGAAGACTGAAATTAGAGCCAAATATTAGAATTGGTAATTTTATTCCAACTAACAAAATCAAAGAAACTTTTAAAAGAATATATTCTGAATTAGGAATCAAAAAAGCAGCTAAGGGTTCTAGTATAAGTGAATACTTTGAAGTAAATCCTTCTAATAGAAGAATCAATAATAAACAGTGCTTTGGCTTTATTATTATAAGACCCAAATTTGTTTTAGGGTGAAAAAAAGTTCCAAAATTTACAAATTATTTCATAATATAATTTGATATTAACTATTTAATTAGTATCTTTGTTGCATAGTAATAAAGTTACTAATTAAATATTTTTTAGGGTATATTTTTTAATTTAACAATGAATGATAGTACAACCAACGATTTTGTAAACTTTGAATTAGATGGACGACAAAAAGCAATAGATTTTTTAAACAGATTAAAATTCACCAACCTGGCAAGTACAGTAAATCCTTTTGATACATTTGATTTAATAGGTTTTTCAAATAAGAATGAACCTTGTGTAATTGAGGTTAAAACCAGAAAGGTCAATATTGACAGTTATCCAGATGTATTAATAGAAAAGCCCAAATTTGAAAGCTTAATACAATACATAGATTTAGGGTTCATTCCTCTTTACTTATGTATTTATAAGGATGGGTTTATACTGTTTAATCTAAAGAATGAAAAAGAAAAAGATTTAACTGTCTTAGCTGTTGATTGTCCATCAACCACAGTTGAAACAAAATCTATCACAAAAAAAGATTGTTATTTTTTAAAACCATCAATTAAAGGAACTTTTAAAAATGAGAGCATTAATATTACTTAATTTTCTATGTATCATAATTGCAGTGTTTTTCGCAACTGGATTAGCTTTAAAAATATGCTTAGTGGGTTTATCCGGTTTAATATTTATGATACTAACTTATGAGATTGGGCAATTGATCCAACGTACCAAAACAACAGATATACTTTTAGATAAAATGATTGACAAATTTAAAAAGAAAGATGAATAGTGATTTTACTTTAAAAGTTTTGAAGGCAATGACTAAACAGCGACTTACAAGCCTTAACCGTAAAGCTTACAAGATTTTCTTTTATAGGTTGTTTTGTTATTCCTATGAATACATTTGTAGCAAATTAAAGATAGATCAAAATAAAGCCATTGAATTGAATCAGATAATAGAGAATGAAATGATTGATTATTTTGGTTTAGAAGTTTACTTAGATGGTTACACTAGAATTAACAATTCCTTTAGATTAAAATCATTCAATCAAACTTTTAAGGATAGTGAATATTGATGTTTATAACTATGTGAATACAATAAGTAAAAGAATCAAAAACAAACCTGATATTCCTGATGTACAACAGGAAGTATTATTGATTCTTTGCAACAAAGATTTGATCAACAAACCACTAGACAATAAATTAAAAAACTACATTAAAGGAATTGTTTTTAATTACTCAACCACTCTTTATAAAAGTTTCAATTGGAATGTAAATAGTTTGGAAGGCTTAACCATTGTTGATTTAAAAAAGGAAGTTATTTCAATATGTGATAGTGATGCCTATAAAGATATGATTTTTAGGATTAGAAGGTATGTATTTGAAAACTATTATTTGGTGAACAAAAAGATTACAAGATGGAAAGTATTCTATTTGTATCTTAAAAGTTATTCTTATAAAGAGATAGCAACGAAATTGAACATTACTTACCATACAGCTATTGAATACAATTACAAATGTATCAAGGAACTGAAAGAAAAACTGATATTAAATTAAGTTGACAAAGATTTACTTATCAATGATAGATAAGGTTAATGATTTAGATTTGGAAATCCTATTGGTTAAATACTGATAGGATTTTTTTTTTGATATGATTCTAATTATTGTAAAGTGAAAACTTTTTGTAATTGAATTTGTACCCTATCCCCTATTTGAAATTTAAGGTGGTTTTAAGCTTAACCGCAATGGATACCACAATTTTTATGTATCCTATTTATAAGTTTCTAGGGATTCAAAATTTATCCAAATATGCCAAATATATTAGTACCAAAAGAACTAAAAGAAAAAAGAGGAACAATTAGAAAATGTAGACAAATTGAAAATGATATGCAACCGGAAAAAGTAACTGATTTTAAAAAACTACCTGTTCCAGATCATTTAAACAAATATGGCAAAGAATTCTTTAAAGGCTATCTTAAAAAGCTTTCTGATTCCAGCATTTTAACAGTTACAGATTTAGAAACACTTGAATTGCTTTCGGCTGAATATGGAAAATATATTGAAGCCCAATATATGATTAAAAAGAATGGTGCAGTCAATACAGCAACAAACAAAAACGGTTCAACTTATGAAATGACAAGTCCTTGGGTTACCATTGCTAACATTGCCTTTAAAAACTATAATACTTTAATGGGTAAGTTTGGTTTGAATCCAAGCGAAAGACAAAAGATTGCAAAAGTTATTCCTGAAAGTGGTTTCAAGGAAAAATCCTTAGATGACTTTTTGAATAATAATTAATTTTTTAATGACCATTGATTTTTCCAAAATTGATAGGGAAAAATATTTTTCTGATTCCTATACCTCAGATAGAGCCATTAGATTTATTGAAACATTCTGTACCCACGTAAAGGGCGACTTATCCGGTAAACCCTACATTTTACAAGATTGGGAAAAGGAAATAGTGGGTAACCTGTTTGGCTGGAAGTCCAAATTAACAGGTTTACGCAAGTTTAGGGAGGCTTTAATTTTCCTTCCACGCAAGAACAGCAAGTCCACTTTGTCCAGTGCTATTAGCCTTTATATGATCCTAGCAGACGGTGAAAAGGGTGGTGAAGGGTACTTTGCAGCCAGTACAAGGGAACAAGCCCGGATAGCATTTGAAATAATGCAGGGAATGATCAGGAATAACAAGGAACTTTCCAGTCATTTGAAGATTTTCAGGAATTCCATTGAATACAGCAAAGAGAATTCATTTTTTAAAGTGGTAAGTGCTGAAGCTGGTAGTTTGCACGGTGCCAACCTTTCATTTGCCTTGGTTGATGAATTGCATTCACATAAATCCAGTGAATTGTATGATGTACTGAAAACCTCAATGGGTGCCAGGTCACAACCTCTTTTAATATCCATTACCACAGCAGGAAGCAACAAAAACCACATTTGTTATGATTTGTACGATTATTCCAAAAAGCTAATAAATGGGATAATTGAAGATGATACATTCTTACCAGTGATTTTTGAAGCTGATGAAAAAGACGATCCAACCAAGATTGAAACAGCCATTAAAGCCAATCCTAGTTTTGGTAAAAGTATCAAAGAGGAATATTTGATTGAACAACTGAATAAGGCTAAGGCCATTCCAACCTATTTGAACACTTATAAGCAATTGCATTTAAATATTTGGGTTGACAGTGTTGAAGCTTGGATTAATACCACTGATTGGAATGCCTGCCATATTGAATATGATGAAACTGATTTAGAGGGAATGGAATGTTGGGGAGGTCTGGATTTGTCCAATAACAAAGATTTAAACGCTTTTGTGCTGGTATTTCCACAAGACAACGGCAATTTTAAAACACTCAATTACACTTTTTTACCCTATGAATCAGCCATCCAAAAAGACAATATTGCAGCAGGTAAAGCTTTTATGGGTTGGGCTAAAAAGAAATCAAATTTCCTTTACCTGACAGATTCAAGGGTAAGAGATGACGACTATATTTTTAATAAGCTGATTGAACTTTCTAAAAGGTTTAAAATCCAAAACATTGCTTATGATAGATGGGGCGCAGATCAATTGGTTACCAAACTAGAATTAGAAGGTTTAAGGTTTACGCCATTCGGACAGGGTTACAAATCAATGTCACCTGCTATTAAAAAGACTGAATCATTGGTGCTGGAAAAGAAACTTTTACAAAACAATAATCCTGTTTTAAAATGGTGCCTTTCAAATGTCAGAATTACCAAAGATGATGCAGGTAATGTGAAAATGTCAAAAGAGAAATCAAAGGAAAAAATTGATAGTGCTGTTTCTTTGGTGATGGCAGTAGGGCAATATCAGCAGGATAAAAATGATGAAATTTTAGAAGGTGAAAATCAAAAATCACCTTACCGGGAAAACGGGTTTTTCTTTATTTAACTTTTTTAATGAAATACTTAGGCAGTAAAAGACGAATTGCCAAATACATTTTACCTATCATATTAAAAGATAAAAATACAAATCAAATATACATTGAACCTTTTGCAGGTGGTTGCAATACTTTGGACAAAGTACAGGGAAAACGGGTAGCCAATGATATCAATTTTTATTTGGTTGAAATGTATAAGGCTTTACAAAATGGATGGATTCCACCAAACAAAATAGATTTAGAGGAATACAAAGATATTAGGAACAACAAAGGCAAATACCCACCTGAATTAGTGGGTTTTGTGGGCTTTGGCTGTTCTTTCGGTGGTAAATGGTTTGGTGGTTATGCCAGAGGAAACAACAGCTTAGGAGCCAAAAGAAACTATTGTGATGAGGCTAAAAGGAACTTGTTGAAGCAAATAGCCAATTTGAAAGATGTAAAATTCATCAACAAATCTTATGATGAAATTGATTATCCAAAAAACAGCCTAATCTATTGTGACCCACCATATAAGGACACAACAGAATATATGACAAAGTTTGATTCTTTAAAGTTTTATGATTGGGTTAAGGATATGACAAATCAAAACCACAAAGTTTACTTTAGTGAATATTCAGCACCAAAAGAATTTAAATGTATTTGGTCATACAATACAACTACTAACCTTAATATCAATCAACATTCAACACGAATAGAAAAGCTATTCATTTTTTGACAGTAAAATAATTAGTAATGTGGGGATTTAGTAGTTTCAGTGAACTTATAACAGCAACATTCAAAAATATAGGCAGCGAATTTGTAATAAAATACATAGTACCAATCATTTTAGCAATAGATTTGCTTTTCAAGTTTCTTTTTATAAGTGAAATAGGTGTATATTTTTTAATGGCATTATACGGAATTGATTTTTTAACAGGTATCATTAAAGCGATAATAACAAAGAATTTGGTATCGAAAAGGTTTCCTAGATTCTTGTTTACAATGTTATCAGCATTATTAATTCTTTCAATCCTTAAATATGCTGGAATGTTTGTAGTGGTATTTTATCCATTGTATTCAATTTTTTATGGTGTATTTGTTGGACAGCAGATAATTTCAATTGTTGAAAATCTAACAGCTTTAAAGCTTTTACCTTTAGAAGTTCTAAATAAGATAAAAAGTAAGATTTCAGAATATGGAAGTAACAAACAGTAAGACCTATTCTTAATACCAAATCAATATTGATAATTTTTTAATTAAAGAATAAATAGTAAATGAGTTTTTTTAAAAATTTGTTATCCAATTCGGTGATAATAAACCCTTCCATTATAAGTATTGAAGATATATCAAATAATACAATCATAGATGCAAATACAGCTTTAACAATTGGTGCATTTTACCAAGGTGTAAACAGTATTTCAAATACAATTGCAAGTCTACCTTTTAAAGTTTTTCAGAATAAGGAAATACAGAAAAAGAATCCTATACATTATATCATTAAAGAAAAATCAAATGACTTGCAAACAGCATTTGAATTTTTCAATACTATGATATTCATAATGTTTTTAAAAGGAAATAGCTTTGCCAAAATCGTAAGAGGTATTACGGGTGATGTTGAACAGTTGATTATAATCAATTATTCAACGGTGGAACCAATCATTTTTAACAACAGATTGTATTTTAAATTTGACAAGGGTGAAAGTATTCCTAATGAAGATTTGATTCATTTTAAGAATATTGGTACCGGATTTTTAGGTATTGATCCAATCAGCAATTTCAGGAAGAATATTGAAATCAATCTAAATGCCACAAGCTATACCAATCAGGTTTATACAGGTGAAGCAAGTAGTATTAAGGGTTCTATTACCTATGACAAAGCTTTAAATGATCAGCAACGGGACAGGTTAAGGAATGAATTGTCAACCAAATTCAGTGGTAAAAACGGCAAAAAGATACTATTCTTAGAAGATGGTATGAAGCTAGACAATATCAATTTGTCACCTGAGCAAACCAAATTTCTTGAAAGTAGACAATTTGAAAAATCGGAGGTTGCTAGTATGTTAAATGTACCTCCTTTTATTGTTGGTGATTATTCAACCACTTATTCAAATATTGAATTGCAAAACCTACACTTTTACAAACAAACACTGTTACCAATCATAACCAAAATTGAATCTGAATTAAAACACAAACTTTTTACCAAGGATGAAATATTGGATGGTTTCTATGTTAAGGCTAATGTAGAAGCTGTTTTAAGAGGTGACAGTAAAAGTAGGGCTGAATATTATAAAGAATTGTTTTACCTAGGTTCCATTACACCAAAAGAAATAAGAGATAAGGAAGATTTACCAACTGAATACAATGGTGAAGCTTATATTCACTCTAATTTAATTCCTTTAGGAATATCCGGTGAATTTTGGACAGGTAAAGTAAATAAAGATTTGGCTAAGGCTGAATTAGATGAAAGTAAAACATAAAAACACAATGAAAGAAATTAGAACTTTTTCAAATATTGAATTTAGAACCTTAGAGGAAAATGAATCAAAGTATATTCAAGGATATGCATTAAAATTCGATACCCTTAGCAAAGATTTAGGTGGATTCTATGAAACCATAAACAGACAAGCCATAAATGATACAACTGATTTATCTGATGTTGTTGCCCTATTTAATCACAATCCTTTGTATGTATTAGCCAGAAAAAGCAATGATGTTGATACACTTGAATTAAAAGTTGATGATACAGGACTTTATTACAAATTTGAAATAGATGAGGAAATAAGCTATCATAAAGATTTGTTTAGGAATATTCAAAAAGGAAATATTTCTAAATCTTCTTTTGCTTTTAAAGTCAATGATAACGGTGAAAGTTGGGAAAAAAGAGATGATAAATATATTAGAACTATTACAAGTTTTAAAGGAATTTATGATGTTAGTCCGGTAACTAATCCAGCTTATGAAGATACAAGTGTAAGAAATTTTGAAGATGTCATTAAACAGCTAGATAAAAGAGAATTTGATTATAGTCATTTAGCCAAATACTATTTACTCAAAAACTCATTGGTTTAATTGATACATTTTTACTTAAGGTTAATAATAATTTTTTGATTTAAATTTTTTAAACATATATGAAAAAATCAATCCAATTGAGAAAAGAATTAGCAGAATTAGACAAAGAAATTAAAGCGTTGTTGGATTCAGCTAAAAAGGAAAATAGGGATTTTTCCAATGAAGAAAAAGAAAACTTTGATACCAAATTCAATGAAGCTGAGGAATTGAGAACCAAAATTGCTGATGCTGAAAAGATTGAGGCTTTTGAAGCTAGAATGGCAACCACACAAGGGGTTAATGTACCTAACATTAATACCAACAAAGGTGAAAGATATTCCTTATTAGGCCATATCAATGCTGTTAGAAGTGGTAAAGTTGATGGTGTATTTGCTGAAGCCCAAAAAGAGGGTGAAAAGGAATTGAGAAACGCAGGTGTTTCTTTAAACTCTAATGCTGTTTACATACCCACCAATTACCAACGTGATTTTTCTGTTACCGGTGATTCTGGAACCAAAGGCGGAAACCTTGTAGGAACTGACAAAACTTCTATCATTGAATCCTTATTTGAAGGTTCTTTGCTGGACAAAGTAGGGGCAACTAAGATGCTTAATTTGGTATCTAATGTGGATATGCCTAAAGGCGGAGCGGTTGTAAGTTCTTGGAGAACTGAAAATCAAACTGTTGTTAGTTCAGATCATACCATTGGACAGGTTGAATTAAGGCCAAACAGATTAGCAACAAGAATGCCAGTTTCCAACCAATTATTCATTCAATCTAGTGCCAGCGTTGAAGCTTATTTCAGGGGTGAAATTGAAAAATCCATTCAGAAAGCTTTGGATTCTAAGTATGTTGAAAACTTATTGGCTTCTGCTGATGTACAAGGGGTGGTAAATGGAACCAACGGAGCTGCTTTAACTTATGCCAAAGTACAGGAATTCATTGAATTGGTTGGTAAAAGTGAAGCTGATACTGATGTTGCTAAATTCCTGATAAATTGGGACGTTTACAGCGCATTGAAAGTATTGGAAAAAGCCAGTGGTTCAGACAAATTTGTTTTAGCTGATGGTAAAGTTGATGGCTTTGATTATGTGGTTTCAAATCGGGTACCAAATAACCTTACTAAAGGCACTGGAACTGATTTAAGTGCTATGGTATTTGGTGATTTTACTAGTGCTGTTGTTGCTGGTTGGGGAACTATTGAAATCATAACAGACCCTTACACTGCCGCTGCTGATGGCCAAACCATTATGAATGTTAATTCCTATTGGGATTTAAAAGATATGTATTTTGAAGGCAAAAGTGTTTCTAAAGACATAATTGCCTAATCAAGTAATTTAAAACAGATAATACAAAGGATAGTCATAAACGGCTGTCCTTTTTTTGTTGATAACCTATTAATTATTTATATGAAAGTAAAAATAGTAAAACCACTCGAACAATCAGGATATTTTAGAAATCAGGAAATTGAAATCAACAAATCAGATTTACCGAATATCCAAAAACATAATATCATTCAAATCATTGAAGATTTAGAAGTTTCAACTATAAAGAATGATACAGAAAAAGCAATCAAAAAGACTTATAAAAGAGGTAGACCCAAAAAAGAATGATAGCAAAACTTTCTAAAAAATCAAATCAAACCATTCTTAGCTTAGAGGATGCAAAGGAACATTTAAGAATATTGCATTCACACGAAGATTTGTATTTGAATAGCTTATTGTATGTTGTAACTGATACATTGGAAAATGAATTAGATTCTGATTTAGTGGATACAGAATATGTATTTTCAATCTATGAAAAAGTAAAGGTGAATGAATCAATCTTATTTCCTAATCCACCTATTGTACAGGTTAAAGAAGTTAAAGTGTACAATGATACTACATTAATTGAAAGTGGTATTTCTTACACCAATTCAGATGAATACATTGTTTTTAGTGAATTGCCTTTAGAATTTACAAGAATTGAAATAACCTATAAAAAAGGATATGAAGATAAGGATGATATTCCTAAAGCAATCAAACAGGCAGCATTACTGTTTTTAACAGATTTGTATATGAATAGAGGAAGCATAGTTATTGGTAAAACAGTTTTTCATTTAGAAAAAACTATTGACAGATTAATTCAACCATACAGGAAAGTAAAGTTTAGCTAATATGATTCAATTATCAGATTTAAGATATAAAATATCCATCTATTACACGCAGGATTCAAAAGGTGAATTTGGTCAACCTTTAAAAGTAAAACAACACTATTCAGATTTCTTTGCTTCAAAATACGATTGGCAAAACAGGGAAAAATATGAAAATAGTCAATTGATTGAATCTGATATCATCATATTTACAATTTACTATGATGGCAATATTAACACCTCATATACCATTGAATTTGAAGGTAAGGAATATAATATTAAAGGGGTTAAAGAAATTGGTTATAGGGAAGGTTTGGAAATCACAGCACAATATAAAAATAATAGATAATGGCAAATATTACTTTTAATGTTGAATCAACCGATTTATTAAGAAGGCTTAGAAGGCTTAATGCTGATGTTGAAAAGCAAGTGATTCGTAAAGCAGTAAGGAAGGGAGCCAATGCAATCAAAAGAGAGGCTAAAAAGAATGTTCCTGTTGATTCAGGTAATATGAAAAAGCGAATCATTATTAGAACTGCCAAAAGAACAGGTGGAACGATGGCATTTGTTAGGGTTGATTCACCTGCACACCACTTAATTGAATTGGGAACTGAAGACCGGGAACCAAAGAAAGCAAAGGTTTTGGCTTTTATGGGTAGTAGTGGAAATATGGTTTATGTGAAAAAGGTAAAAGGAGTAACACCTAATCCATTTTTAGGAAAAGCTTTTGAAAGTAAAAAATCCAATGCTATTGACGCTTTTAACACAGAATTGAGAAAATTCATAAACCAAAATTCATTATGAGTATAGAACAAATTATTTATGATACCTTAAAAGATTCTGTTCCAGTAAACAATATTTTCAATGGAAATATTTTTCCTTTAACTGGTAGCAATGGTAAAAAATTGCCAATTCTTTTATATCAGATTTATCAAGTTGAAGCCGAAGCCACAAAGAAAACAGCTAGTTTAAAAGATACCTATTTATTAAAATTGAATATTTTTTCTGAAGATTATGCTGATGTAGTAAATTCTATTTCGGTTTTAAAAGTTCTTTTTGACAATAAAACCTATGTGGATATTGATGACAATATATTAATAGACTTGATTAGATTTGATTCCTATACTGATGAATTCCAAGAAAACAGCGAAGTACATTTTAGAACAATGAATTTTAATGTTTTTGTTTTTACCAAAGATGCCTGATTGAATTGATAGGATTTTAATTAAAGGTAAATATTTTTACGACTTAAATTTTTTAATATATATGAATAATTCAGATTCCAATAAAATTTTGATAAAGCTGGTTGAAAATACTGAAACTCCCGGTACACCAGTTGTTTTAGCTGGACAAACTTCAGCTAGTTTAGAAATCACAAAAGAAATGAGAGAATACACTTCTAAAACAACAGTGGATGCAAATGACGTTCCTGTTAGAAGGTATATGCCAACAAGGTCAACAATAAGTATTTCTGTTGAATCTTTGTATGATCCAACCGGAACATTAAAACAAGATGAAATTTTTGAAATGTGCTATAATGGTACCAAAATAGATTTTGTTATGGGTGATAGTATTGCAGGTTCCAAAACTGCCAAAGGTTCTGGTTTTATAAGTTCTGCAAGTGGGTCTTTTTCAATGGATGAAACTGCAAGTGCTAGTTTTACTATTGATGTTGATGGAGGTTTAGAGTTTGAAACAATTTCTTAAAGATAATTTTCATTTTTTGTAGTTTTCATTTTTTAAAGGATAATCAAATTTTGGTTATCCTTTTTTTATGGATTGATAAAAACCTAATTAATATTAAATATAAATTATTAAACATTATGATTAAATACTTTGAAGTAAACAGTGAAACCAAAATTCCAGTAAGGATAAGCAGAAGAACTTTAATTCAATTTGAGGAATTCACCAAAAAAGGGTTAAGCCAATTGGGTGATTTATCAACAGGTGAATTGAGTTATTTATTATTCCTAGGTGCAAAAGAAGGATATAGATTTTTAAATGAAAAGATGCCTTATAAAAACTATGAATCTTTTGAAGATATATTGGATTTGATGGATATCACTGATTTTTTTACTAAAAGTGGGGAAGTTGTAAGTGGTTTTTTTACCAGTCAGAAGGGGAAATAAATAATCCACCTTCTGAGAATTCAACAAGTGAAAATAAAAATGATGATATCAGTTTACAATTGGCTTTTGAAGCTGGTTTGTCATTAAATGACTTTTATGATTTGACCCCAATAGAGTTTCATTTTTTTATTAAAGGGTTTGAAAATGAAAGAAAACACCAATACAATTTAGCTAGGTTTCAATCTTACTATTCTATCAAACCTCATTTGGATAAAAAAGCACAATCCAAATCTATTGAACAGTTAATACCTTTTAATTGGGAAAGCAAAAAAGAAATCAAAAAACTAACAGAAAAGGAATTTAGGGATTTACAAAAGAAATGGAATTTCCTTTAATCCAATTTTTTAAAACTATTTTTTAATGAGTAATAATGTAGGTAGAATTCTGGTTAGTATCGGTGGTAATGCTAATCAATTTCAACAAGTAATTGGAGGGGTTCAAAGAGATTTAAACAGATTTTCCAGAAACCTTAATCAGATTGCCAGCGATATCAGTTCAAAGGTTAGCTTACCATTGTCTATTTTAGGCGGTATTGCCACCCATACAACAGCCCAATTCAGTGATGGTATGTTACGGGTTCAAGCTTTAACCAATGCCACCACAAGCGAATTTAAAGCCCTTAACGATCAGGCCAAAGAATTAGGTGGTAACACTCGATTTTCAGCCACTGAGGTTTCAGAAGCTATGCAATATATGGCTTTGGCTGGATACAACACCAAACAGATTCAAGATTCCTTAGCCAGTTCATTAGACTTGGCAGCCGTTGCAGGTGGAAATCTAGCAACCACCACAGACATTTTAACTGATGTAATGTCAGCCTATCAGATTGAAGCCGATCAGACTTCTAAGGTTAGTGATTTATTTGCCATAGGTCAGGCCAAAGCCAATACCAGTGTTGAACAGCTTGGAGAGGCTATGAAATACAGTTCATCCAATATGGCTTCAGCCAATCAAACTATTGAAGATTCAATATCCTTATTAGCTGTTTTTGCCAACAGTGGTTTGAAGGGTTCTATGGCTGGAACAACCTTAAACGCTGTAATGAGGGATATGAAAAAGGCTTCTGATAATGGTAATGTTGCCATTGGTGGAATGAATGTAAGCCTTTATGATGCTGAAGGAAATATGCGGTCACTGGTTGATATTATTCAAGATGTTGAAGCAGCCACAACCGGAATGACCGGAAAAATGAGGGATTCAGCCTTAGCAGGTATTTTCAAACAGGAATCCATTAGAGGGGTAAACCTATTGTTAAATTCTGGATCAGAGGAATTAAGGCGGTACCAAAGAGAATTAGCCAATAGTGAAGGTTCAGCTCATTCAATGGCTGAAACAATGGAAAGCGGTTTAGGTGGTGCTTTGCGTTCTATGCGATCAGCTTTAGAAAGCATTCAAATTGAAATAGGTGAAAAGCTTGCACCTATGTTTTATTCCTTAGCTGATGGGGTTAAAGCTGTTGCCAATTGGTTTAGAAATCTGGATGATTCAACCAAAGAAATTGTGGTTGGATTTGGGGTTTTCCTTGCTATTGTTCCACCTCTTATTCTAGGTCTTGGACAAATTGTAAGACTTGTAAGTTCAAGTATTGGTGCATTAAAGGTATTAACACCTCTATTAGCAGGTATTTCGGCACCTGTATTAGCAATTGGTTTGGCAGTTGGTGCAGCAGCACTTTTAATCTATAAATATTGGGATGAAATAGTTGATTACTTTACTAATGGTAATGGGGTTGCTTTTCTGGATTCCCTAAAGAAATTATGGAATACCACTATCAACGGAATTAAGGACATTATTAATGAATTCGTAAGTGTATCAAAAAGAGTTTGGGATAAATACGGAAATGAAATAACTGAGGTATTCAATTTTTTAAAGCCCACTGTTTTTACAGCCTTTGACCTGATAATTAGCAATTTAACTTTAGTGATTGATTATTTAAGAACCTTTGTAGATGTTGCGGTTAAGCTGGTTAAAGGTGATTTTAAAGGTGCATTTGAATCAGTTGGTAATTTCATTCAATCCTTTTTTAAGGTCATTTTTAAGAACATTTTAACAGTATTTTCCACTGTAATTAGTGGTATTAGTAAGGTCACCGGATACTTCGGATTAGACAATATTTCCAGTGGTCTTAAGACCGTAAACGGGTATTTGGATGAATACATTACCAAGGTTAAAAAGGTCAAAAAAGAAACTGAATCTATTGCACCTTTAACGGTATTAGAACCAAAAACAGTACAGCCTTTACCAGTTAGCCAGGTCAATAATAAGGGTACCAACAGAGCTATTTCAACAGCTGTTTCAGGGGTTCCAGTGGTGGAGCCTGAAATTAAACTTACAAATTTCAACCAGAAATTAAAGGAAATTGAATTGGCTGGTAGATCCTTATCCCAATCATTCCAACAAATAGGATTGGATTTAAGCAACGGTTTCAACTACATAATCAATCAGGGTATTGCTGAAGGCTTGTCTTCATTCAGTACAGCTTTAGGGGAAGTGTTAAGCGGATCAGCCCATATAAGCAGTATTGGTACTGTTTTACTGGAATCCCTGACCAATGTAATGCAACAACTTGGTAAAATGGCAATCGGTGCAGGTATTGCCATTTTAGGTATAAAGAAAGCTTTACAATCCTTAAATCCAGCCGTTGCAATAGCTGGAGGTGTTGCTTTAATAGCCTTAGCAGGTTTCATTAAATCATCAATTGGAAATATGGCAACCAATAATTTTGGTGGTAGTAGGGCTGAAGGTGGAGCCGTAAATATGGGTTCAGCTTATAAGGTGGGTGAAAGAGGAACTGAATTATTTGTGCCTAACCAATCAGGGACCATTATCAGTTCAAATGATTTGAAATTCAGGAATAACCAACCAACTGAACTTAGAGGAAAATTTAGAATTGAAGGTTCTGATTTGGTGTACATAGTCAATAAGGAAAACCAAAAAAGGGGCAGGGTATAATATTTTTTAATCAATGGCATACAACAACAAATTCAAAATAGAATATTCAGATATAAACAACAGGAAAACAGTAATTTATATAAAAGAAGATAACTATAATGGTGAATTGATCACCTTAGAAAGCTTTGGTTCTGAGCCTTTAACAATAAAATGGTATGGTGAAGGGGAAAAGAAATTTAATCCAATAATGCAAAGTGAATGCAGGATAAACTTACTTTCCACAAAGAATTTTGAATTCATTGAATTTTCTGATTTCCCGGAAAAGAAATACAGAATTGAGGTTTTAAAGGAAAATGAAGCTTATTGGGATGGATTCTTAGTACCTGACAATTATAATGAAGATTTTGTAACCCCACCTTATGAGGTATCCATTAAAGCAATTGATTACTTAACAACCTTAAAAGACATACCTTTTAAAGATTCAAATGATGAATTCATCTATGAAGATTCAATAAGTATCATTTCTGTTTTAAAAGTTATTTTTGACAAGATAGGTTTACAACTAGATATTTATGATGGATTGGATATAAGCTATCAAGCCAATCAATTTTCAACAGGTATTTTATTCAATACCCATATCAACACTAGAGCCTTTATTAATAACTTATACCAAGACAATCAAGAAGCTTGGAATTGTGAAGATGTGGTACTAGAGTTAATGAAAGTTTTTGCAGCAACTTTAAAGCAAAATAAAGGACGTTGGGAAATAACCAACTTTAATTTGGAAACTTTCAACTTTTACAAGTACAGTGGTATAACAGGTAATTTTTTAGGAATTGATTCAATCAGCCAAACCAAATATTTGGATGATCATAATTTAAAGATTGTCGAAGGTTCATCAAATATTGAAATAGAAGGTGGTAAAAAATCACTTACAATAATTCAGGACAAAGAGGCCAAAGAACCAATAATCAAAGGGGGGAATCTTTTTGATGATGCTTGGATTAATTCATCCAATCATAAATATTTTAGTAACAATGGTTTTATCAGTAGGGAAAATAACGGATTCATTTTCACACTAGAATATTCAAACAACACTTATGCCACTATTGGGGAAGCTCAAACAGCAAGTAAATCAGATTACATTGGCATAACGGTCAATTATAACAGGTTGCCTTTACAAACCAGCAGAATTGACAAGTTTATTGATTTTGTTTTTGAATCCCAATTAATGGTTGATTATGACCATCCACCGGAAAGAATAACAGACCCAACTTTTGATGAAGACATTTACCAAAATTGGGCTGAAAAGCAGCTACAGGACTTTTTTGAAAATCTAACTTTTGGCCATTATGTACGGATTGAATCAAACAACACGACAAAAAACCAGACAGCAAGATTAAGTTATACGGCTGATTACCCAACTGAGCAATTATACTTATGGTCTACCAATACACCTGATTGGACACCTTTTATTACTGATACACAGGACTTTGATTATATAGAAGCTAGAAGGTATATCAGAAGATACACACTAAATCAGGAATCAAAAGAACCGATGAATTTTAAAAACCCTGATTACAACTATACCAAAAGATTCAATATGTACAGGGTTCTTTTTTTGGTAGGCCAATATGATGAATACAGCGAATACATTTCTTTAGGTGATGAAGGAACAATCAAATTTGATATTTCAGCACCCCATTTTTGGAACGTTCAAAACTATCATACTGATGTACCAACCAAATACCAAATCAATATTAATCGGGTGAATAACACTATCAAAAGAATTGAAATTGATCATCCTAATATTTCTTTGGAAATCGAAAAAGAATATCAATCAATTATTAAAGATGATAATGTAAAAGTTTTGGAAACGATTGAAACTGTTTTAGGTGATGGGAATTTAAGGGATTTGGGAGCTTTACAAAAATCAGATGGAAGTCTAACTGATGTATGGTTCAGGAATAATGAGGAATTGCCAATCTTACAGCATACAGCAAACCGAATTATTGAACAGTATAGCAAACCCTCCTTTACTTTTAGAAGTGAAATATTTGGTGATGATTTGATTGATTTGAATGACATAATCTTTAATCCATCCATAGACAGGACTTTTAAAATACAAGGACTTGAAATAAGTGACAAAGAACAAATGCACAACATTGAATTGGTTGAATTGAGTAAACCATTTGACTTAAGTGTATATGAAGCAATTGAATCCAATAAATCAAATGGAATACCACTTTCATTTCTAACAGGTGATCAAAGCAATATTTATGATTTGTCCTTTGCCATTATAGGTTTATTGGGAAACAAGGAATATGAATTTATTGCTGATACCATTGTTGATGAATTATTTGCTTTGCAAAATGTTGATGGTTCGTTTAATGAATATATTGAAAATGGAATTTTACAAGGTGATGTAACTTTTAAAAGTAATGCAATTCTTTTCTATTCTTTAAACTTTTATATCAAATACAAAATGCATAATCAAAGTAAAGTAAACAAAGCAAAATCTATTGTTGATGGAGTGTTTACTTTCATTGATGGCAATTATTTTAACAATCCAATTAAGTTAGGGTTTGATTCAACCATTAGCACAATTGACAATATTGTTTATTATTTTGGGTTAAAGCTATTTGATTTAAACGTTGCCAAAAAGCTAAGAAAATCGATTGAAAACAACTTGGTTAAAAATGGTAGTTTGATTTATGGTTTACAATCCGATTCCAACAACTTTGATATTATTAATGATACCAGTTTACTTTTAAAAGTTTATGCTTATCTGTTTACTAAAAACAGTAGTTACATAAATGAATTTAGTGTTTTTGAAAGTAATGGGATTTACAAGAATAAGTCAACTGATTCAAATGAATCAATCCATATATCTGGATTAGCAGCATTATGTTTATTTAAAAGTAGAAATTACAGTGAATTTAATTCTATCAAAGAATTGATAAGAAATCAATTATTAGAAAGTAACGGTAATTCACTTTTACCTAAATCAATTTTTTTAATCATTGATTCAAAATTAAAAAATAATTTTTTCAAATAAAATGACCGAATTACAATTAAACATAACTAGAGGGGATAGTAAATCATTTCAATTAAATTTTTTTGATGAAAATGAAAATCCATTAGATATTCAAAACAACTATGATGGGGTTTATTTAGATATTTCCAGCAATCCAACCAGACAAACAGAAGAAATTAAATTGGATTTACAGAATGGAATTTCATTTGGTTTATCTTCTAATCAGGTGGTTTTTACTATTTCCTATTTGCAAACTCAATTATTGTATTTGCCTAAATATTATGGTGATGTTAAGCTTAAAAATGGATCAGTTGTTAAAACCTATTTTAGGATAATTTTTAGTAATCTCCAATCAACAACCAAAATTTAATTTTTTTATGGAAGAATTTAATGTAATCGTTCAGTTAATAGATAATGAGGTAATTACAGTAATAAGTTCAAATTATGCAACTAAGCTAGATTTACAAGAATATTCAAAGACAGATGATTTAGAAAATTTGTCTTCAGAGGTTGAAAGAAAAGCAAATAAACTTACAGGAAAGAACCTGTTTAATATAGATGATCCTGATAACACTTTAGATTATTACGTTAATCCAAATAATGGAAATTTAGCTTATAATACAAGCTATAACGCAACAAATTATATACAGGTTGAAGGGGGTGAAAATTACACGGTAAATTTTAAACATTGGTGTGCTTTTTATGATAGTGAAAAGGTTTTTATTTCTGGTTCCGATACTATTAACACGTCAGGAGAAACAATTTTAATTCCAAATAATGCAGTGTTTATAAGGTGTGGAACAAGCAAGGGGGCTTGGGCTGGATTTCAATTAGAAAAAGGGACAGTTTCAACAGCTTGGGAGCCGTACGAAATAAAAGGATTAGAATCATTTACAGAGAAAACAGAGCTAACAGAAGCGGTAACAGGTTTAAATTCTCAAATAGACAAAAAAGCTAGTAAAGTACCGGGAAAAAACCTTTTTAATATCAATGATCCTGATAGTATACCGGATAAATTTATCAGTGAAACAACAGGAGAGGTAATGAACGGTAACGAAAATTATTTGGCTTCCCATTTTATAGAAGTGGAACCGGGAGAAACCTATTCTTTAAGTTACGGAAATAGAACCGCTTTTTACGATGAAAACAAGGTATTTATTAGCGGAGAAAATAGTTCATCTAATACACGTACTGCACCAAACAACGCAAAATATATTCGGGTAACAACAAATAATGTTTCAACTTTTCAAATAGAAAGAGGGTTTAACCCAACATCATTTGAACCATTTGAGTTAACTGGACTTGATTCATTTTTAAAGCGTAGTGATTTTAATGGAATGGTACATCCTGTTTTTAATCAGGATGATAATACACCATTTGATAACACGTATATAAAGGAATCAATTTCAACCGACATAACGCCAACTTTTGATGAAGATTCGGCACAATGGCTAAATACAACTTCCACCTTTTCAGGATGGGGAACCGCTATTGGAATGCCTCAAAATTTCAATTCTGTTTATGTAAAGGTTAGGGCAAGGGACACGGAAATTACCAAAATAAGATTTCGGGTTTTTGTTGGTGATGCAACGGGTGCTGTTTTAAAAGACAAAATATTAAACGTTTCAATTCTTCCATTTGAAACAAAGGATATTCTTTGTGTATTTGATGATTTAATAGAAAATGCCACAGGCGAAAAACTATTTCTTATTTGGCAATGCAATCAATTTGTGGATAGATACGGAGCTTCATCATCATCAATTTTACCCACCTCAGAGGGGAACGGATGGCCAAGGTTTGTAACTAATGGAAGTTTAACAAGTGTGGGAACGCTTACAACTTCGGGCAGTGAAAGAACCTATGTTAAAACCGCTATTTCCATTCCTATTGTTGGCTTTAGTGATACTTTCATAGGATACATTCAGGAAAAAATAGGTTTACCTGAAATCTTTGAACCCAAAGCCGAAATACTTTTACCATCAAATATATATACAACTGAAAATGTTGAAATGAATATATTTTGGGAAAATGTAATATTTTCAAATATTCCATTGGAACAACTTAAAATTAAAGTAACCTGTAATCTAGGAAATCATTATGAAAGAGGTTGGAGATATATACCAAGTGGATCAGCTGCCAATAGTAATTTAACTATAGATGTTTTTTATTTAGGAACACTATTAGCAACAAAAACAACAACAGTTATTACCAATGGAATAAATGATGGACAATCTAGTTTAAAAGTGTTGTGTATTGGGGATTCAACAACAGCCAATGGGAATTATGTATCAACAATTACAACTGATTACAATACCAATCCAACGGTAACATTTATAGGAACACAAGGAAGCGGAATCAATAAACACGAAGGCCACTCCGGAAAAACATTTGATTGGTTTGTAAATAATACAGAAAGTCCCTTTTGGAATTCATCAACGAATCAATTAGATTTTTCAAATTATTTAACAACCAATTCATTCACTTTACAAAGTACTGATTTGATCACAATACACCTTGGAATAAATGACGTATTTCATTCTATAAGTGAAACAAAGCTAAATACAATCAAAAATAATTGTGATACGCTTATAACAAATATCAGAAATGATGTTCCTGATATTAATATTGTTATTTTAGTTACTATTCCACCAGCAATAAGTCAAGATGCTTTTGGGGTATCATATTCAAATTCCCATATACTTAAACAATATTTAGAGCATTACAAAGAATGGGTATCATTTTTAATTGATAATTATGACACAATAGAAAATAGAAATAACAAAATATTTGTGGCACAAATGAATTGCAACATTGATAGAAAATTTAATTTTCCAAAATCACTAGTTCCAGCGAATTCAAGAACTACAGAACAAATAGAAAGATGGTCTAATGGGGTTCATCCTGCTTTAAGTGGATATCAACAAATGGGTGATTCTCTTTGGATGTTTATTAAAAACCTCTAAAATACAGGCCATCAAATTAAGATGGCCTTATTTGTTGCTGGTCAATTTACTTTTTGGGTTTCCTACCTCTTTTACCCTTATAAAGAAAATTAAGAATTTGAACCATTTGAGAGGCTTCATTTTTGTTAATCCCAATATCCTTTAATTCCTCAATGGCTGTTTCCTTTAGGTTTATAAGTTCAATTTCCTTACCAGCTTTTTTGGCAGCGTAAGCCTCTTCAACGGTGGTATAAATATTTCCATCATTGTCACAGTGAACAATTTCATTATCAGATTTGAGTAAATCCGAATAGGCTTCAATGAATTCTTTTAGTTGTGTCATATCATTAAATTAATTTATATCGTAATTAAATTTTTTCTTATGAAATTCAAATAGGTTTATCCAATTCAACAAGTTCTCTTTCAATCGTATCAAATCTTTCTTTCAACCATTTTAATCGAAAAAGAAATAAAATATTAGAAAAATTACTTGATTCAAAATTCTCATTATTAATATTCAATTCACTTTCTAATTTTTGGCGGTAGGTAGGAACAATATTTTCAAAATTAAATTTATGAATGCTATCTGTATTGTGTTCCGCATAGTCTTTAAAAATAATTTCAAATTCCTCAGATTTTAAAATACGATTATAATATTCTTTATTAAATTCATTATTTAGAATACTATTGAAATAATGATTAAAAATGAAATTAATGTTTCCTTGATAATCAAAGGATATTAAATAAGAAATCTTTTGAAGAATACCTGAATATTTACTAACATATGATTCAACATTTAAAACTTCTTGTTTAAGTTTATTATTTTCTCGCTCTAATTCATTAATCTTTTCAGAATATACTGAATTACTTTCTTTAACTTGATTCAATGTATTTTCATAATCTCTTACTTTCTTTTGATTATCCTGATTTGATTTTTTTATAGAAGATTCTAATTCTGAAATTCGTTCCTCTTTTATTTTAATAATCTCTTTATACTCTTCAATCTTATTTGCGCCCTTACTAGCTAATTCAGATTGAAAAATTGCTGTATTTGAATTAATCTTTTTCTTATAAATCTTTTCATTATTTACTTCCTCTCTTTGCAAGTAAATACTTTTAACATAATTAAATCCAATTAAAAGTATTGGGTAACAAAAACCATATATTAAAGTAATTCCAATTGCGGTGTACAAATTACCTAAAGTATCGTTAACTATAGAATTTTCAATATAATGAATTCTTTCTCCAGGATTATTGGAAGAAAAAAATAGATAAAATAACGGTTTCCAATTTAAAATTATAAGAGAACCAAAAAAAGTTAAAAAAACCGTATCATTTAACTTTAGGCTAATTGCATTTTTTGCACTGTTTAACAAACTCATATTTACTTTTATTATTGGCAAAACATTAGGTGGTAATAACTTGAAACTAAAAGTTAGCGGTTAATTTACTAAAATTTAAATTCAAAACACTAAAATAATGAAAAAATGGAATCCTAAAGGCTATGGCTTTGATACAGACTTTTACAGGAAAAAAGATTGGCTGAAACTCAGAAAACACTATATTGAAGCAAATCCAGTTTGTGAACTTTGTGACCAATGGGAAATTGTTAGTGAAGGGGCTGTTGTGGATCACATCATACCACGCAGATTGGCACCTCATTTGGAATTAGAGCCAACCAACCTGCAAACCTTGTGTGGTAAGTGCCATAGGCAAAAGACAGGCTTAGAACGGACAATTGACAGTTTAGAACGGTACTTGAATGAAATGAAGGATGGAAGGCTTAGATTTGTTTGTGTTAAATAGAATTGACCACTAAACCAATTTTTATTTTATTAGTTTGGTAAAACTGGAGTACTAAAACATTCTATTTCTTTGTTATTATTTGCTGAAATTTCAATTTCCTGAAAATAAGTGGTGTGTTCAAAATCAGAAAAATCAAAACGAAATTTCAGTCTAAAATAGAGAAATCCATCATCTACGTATTCCTTTTTAATAAAATCTTGCTTAATTGATAAAATCTTTTCACAAATATTGAACTTCAAATATGGAATTGAAATTGAATCATCTTTATAAATAATTTTATAATTTTCTTCCGGTAAAGTAAACGGTAGGCTTGCAGTATCTAAAACTTTATCTGTAGTAATTTTAACGTTATACGCATTATAATTTCTAACATAGATAATTAAACTTACTATGGCTTTTGCTGTATTATCTAAATCAACTGAAAAATGATCAATTTCAGCAACAATTTTAAACTCGGGTTTAATTTTTTCCTTATAATCGTAATTTTCAATTTCAGTAAGCCTTTGTTGTTCCTTAAAAGTCTTAATTAAATATATAGCTGTAATAGCTGTCACCCAAACCATAAACCAATCTGATACAGTACCCCATATTTCAACATTAAAAGGAAATACCCAAATATTTGAATGGCTTTTGAAAAAAATAGAAATAAACAAAAATAAAAACAATGGAATTCCTACTAATAATAAAATTAGGGCATTCTTTTTGAAAAAAGGTATCTTTTTACCCATAATTTAACGATTAAATTTCCTAAATGCCGCAATCATTTGGTATAGGAGTAAACCAATTATAATATTATAGAATACATCAAAAAAATAAATTAAATTAGGAAAACAAAATTCATCATTATTTATTAAAAAACTAACAGGTGAAAGCAAATTAGGTAATATTTTTGAAACATCCATAAATTGAAAATCATTTTGGGAATATAAAAGATAGGAGGTAATTAAATACAAATAAAAAGAAAAAGTGATTAGAATTAATTTAAAAGCTTTAAACCAATCAGTTGTATGATTATTTGTTATTTTGTTAAACCACAATATAAATTTCTCATACCTTTTCAATTGCCTACTATGAAAATAAGTCTCGTTAAGTTCATACGATCTATATTTTTGAAATGAATCCAAATCTCCATCAGCTAAGGAAAAATTTTTTAAATACCTGAACAATTTAATGTTATTAGTAGGAAACAACCGTTTATTAATATCAATATATTCTTTAGCAAAATGATTTATATTTAAAAATTTAAATCCAGTTATATTCATACCAAAAAAATCAGAGCCAAAAGTGGTGATTTTATTAAATTCGTGTAAAATGGAAGGATTAAAAGTAACATTATTTAAATTAGAATTGCCAATAACCAATTCGCCTTTTTCTATAAAGGACAAATTTCTAAATATAAATTCACTGTCAGTTTGAAAAAAATCGAATTTAAGATTTTTTATCTCGATATCTTTAATTATATTCTGTTTAGAAAAATAACCAGATAACTCTAAATTTTGAACAGAAAGCATCCCACAAGCATTATGAGTTTCAATTACAAACCTATTATCGCTAGAAAATAAAATTCTTTCAAATGCTAGTGGAATATGTTGTTTGAAATCTAGTATTAGAAGTTCACATTCTATGTCCTTTAACTCAATTTCTCTTAATAAATCGTATAGGTCAAAATCATCAACACATAAGTTTATAGTCTCAAAGTTTGATTTAATATTTCTAATAATCAATGATTTAGCAAGAGGCATCAAAAAATTAAAATACTTATTGGGGTGTTTAAAAGTACAGGTATCAAAAACAAACTTTTCAAAAATTGAGTTATTGTAATTTATTGTATTAATATAAACATCAAGAATAGTAAAGGTGCCAGAATTTTCAACATAGATATCTAAATTTAAAGGCTTTTCTTGGGTAATATTGGATTGAATACTGATATTTTCTGATTTTACATTTTCAATAACTAGATCGCTTAGGTAATAAATTTCGATAGACAATTGAAAAGAACTTATGTCTTTTATCTTTCCTAGTCCATCTATATTAGTAGACTTAATCGTAACATCAGATTCAGGTTCATTAATCGTAAAATTAGAATTAAAAGACTCAATTTTAAATATGTTTTTATTTCCACTGAATTCAATATCTCCTTCAAAAGAACAGCCTTTTAATATTATTTTTTTGGATTCAAATTTTATATCAAATTCCCCTTTAAACTTTGAATTTACAAAAATAAAATTATAATTTAATTTATAAAGATCTGCTGATAAGCCTGTAATTTGCTCATTACCGTTATAAAGTAGCCTATCGCCTTGAATTTCAAAATGTTTAAAACTGAGTATCATTTTAAATTTCTCATTTTTTATCTATTAAATTTTCTGAATGCTGCGATCATTTGGTAAATTAAGTAACTTAAAATAATATGATAACCGATATCTATATAAAATAAATAATTAGGGAATTTATCAGCAATTCCAATAATTTCATCTTTATTTGAAATAAATAATTTAAATGGCACAATAAAATAATCAGTGTGATTAGATATAAGAAAGTTACCAAAATCCGAATTAGTCAAACAATTTATACTATAAACATACAGAATAATTAATCCCAAAATCCAACCAAATGCTAAAAATGGATTAGTAGTATGGTTATTTGATATTCTATTTGTTAAAAGTATGAAATAATCTTTGACGGAATAATCCTTGGACTTAAAAGGATGAAATGTCCAATTCCAAATTCTTTCATTGTATTCAAGTGCTTTAAGTTTATGAAATAAATAATTATCACCATAATTTTGAGCCAAAATTTTTAACTCTCTATATAGAGTTAAGTAATTTGTTTCAATGTCTCTTTTAAAAGGCCTTATAGTTCTTGTGGGTATTTCAGTTAAATTATTTGCCTGTAAGTTTATAAGTGAAGAATTAGTAAACCTTATTTCCTTAAATTGATGCAAAAACGATGGATTAAACGCAACATTATCTAAAACAGAATTATTTAAGATCAATAAACCATTTTTATCTATCACTGTACAATTTGAGAAATTAAATTTATTCCTAGAAGCGAATCCATTTAATTCTAATGACCCAAACTTTACATTACTGAATATTGATTCGTTGATTACTTGATTTTTTACAGTTATTTTATTAACAATTAAGTTGGAAATATCAATTTTCTCAACAGCTGATATTAGGATTGAATTAATATTACAACGATTACCTTTTTGTTTAATTAATAGTTGTGAAATTTTTGAATCATCTGCAAATTCAATGTTGTTTAATGAAAAACTATTTAATTCTCTTTTATATCCTGTTTCGTAAAAATTGATAATAAAATTAGTGATTTTTGACTTTAATACTTTTAAATCATCTACATTATATCTTTCAAATTTTATTTGGTCACTTATACAAACTTCTTCAAACTTGAATGTTTTGATGTCACAAAAATTTATATAAATATTGCTTAAGGTATCAAGATAAGAAATTAATAATTCATCAATTTTTGTTAAATCAAAAAATAATTTATTAATTTTGTAGTCTTTTTTTTCATTTGAAATTGAAAATTTCCCAATACTAGTTTTATTCGAAATTGAAAAAGTATCTATATTGTTTCTAGTTACCGTCAAATCGCTTATATTTGAACTTGATATTTCAAATTCATCAAGGTTCAAATTTGTAAGACAAACTGATTTTGCTATTCCTTTGATATTTAATCCTATTTCTTTACAATCTTCTTGTAAATTTGAACTTATTTTTAATTCTGTATTATTTAAATTTAATCTCAAAATTTGACGGAAATCACAAAAGTTAAATTCTAATTTTATATTATTAAAAGAAATATTTTTAAAACAATCATCATTATAAACTAACCTTTCAAAAATTAACCTATCACCTTCAACTAATTCTTCAAAAATGTATTTCTCTATATGATCAATGGAAGTATTAGAAATCTTATAAGTTTTATCATTTATTGGATCAATGTATTTTAAGAATCTTATGGATTTAAAATCTTTGTTTGCACTCATACCCTAAACAATTCATTCATTTTATTCATTTCCTGTTGTTTAATACTATCAGCAATATTAACATATTCACTCAACTGTTTTAATGTTGTATGGCCTGTTATACTTTGAATAACGTGTAACGGAATGCCTTTTATGATGGCATTGGTAATAAAGGTTCTTCTGAAGGTATGAGAAGCCACCAATTCATATTTGTGTTTTTGACAGGTTTTCTTTACCCCATTTTCAAAGTAAATGTATTCAGCTTTTGATTCAATACCTGCTAATTTAACTAAATCTTTCAAATGATCATTATACCTTTGATTAGTAATTTTAAGTGGTGATAAGTCATAATCATACTTTTCAAGGATATTTTTTAAGGCTGGATGAAGTGGAATGTTGATATTTTGGTTGGTTTTTTCCGCTGTTATTGCCAATTGTTCATTGAAAATATTGGACTGATTGATTTTAATGGCATCCGAATACCTTAAGCCTGTAAAAAGCTGGATTAAGGCCAAATCCTTAACCCTTTTAATTGAATCCCTTGTGGGTTGGTATTCAATTAATTTCCTGATTTCTGATTCAATGAACACCATTTGTTTTTGTGTGAATGCTTTGGGGTAATTCAGGGATTTAAAACTATCATCAATCACTCCGGTTTTGGAATAAAAATGAAGCACCTGTTTTAAGAATTTAAAAGTTTTGTGAATTGTTGCTGGTTGTTGTCCGGTTCTCAGATACTTATTAGGGTGGTTAGGTTGTGGTGTTTGTAAGTATGTGGAAAAAGCATTAACCCATTTTTGATTTATTTGACTATGGTAGAATTTCTTGCCATTTGAAAAATCTTCCAATCTGGTAACAAGATTGTTTAGTTTATCCCGTAATCTTTTTGTTGCATCAGTTCTAATGGCAATGTATTCCTTAGCAAGGGTAACAAGGTCTTTGATTCCCTCATTTTTTTTGTCTCTGTAAGACTTAAATGAATCAGAGGTAATTGGTACCCCTTGAAGCCTTAAGTCGTTCACAAGGTCTAAAACAGCACCTTGTTCACTTGCTAAAAGTTGGGAGTATTCATTGTAATTAGGATGGGACTTTCTGATTTTACCATTATTCCAATAACGCTTTTCAATCCTGATTGGAGTCTTTACAAAAATCTGATTTCGGTCAAATTCAGTCACGAAATTTAAATAAATGTTGATTGTTCCAATCTTACTTTTTGGATTTACATTCTTTAAAACTGCTTGTATGTTCATTTTAGGAGGTTTTTTTGATTTCCTAAACATAGAAAAATTCAGTCACAATTCAGTCACAGAAGTGTTCAAAAACGGGTGATTTTCGATCTACTAAAAAATTAAAATAGCCTTTAAACGCTGTATAGGGCCTATCTGGACGCGGGTTCGAATCCCGCCAGCTCCACAAAAAAGGCCTGAAAATATTCAGGCCTTTTTTTATATTTGAAAATGTATATTGCGGAACCGATAAATTATCGAAATAAGGGGCACCTTCTAACCAACACAAACCAGCTCCCTTGTTGCGGATTCAAAATAAACTTTAAAGGGTATAAAATAATAAAAGTCGAATCAATAGATTTTGCTGAATATATCCTCCGTGAACCTTTTTGTAGGAATTGCCAAAGGATATTTTTATCAGACCCTCTGAAAAATGAATAAAGGCAGTATTTTTATTGTAAAAAGCTCCATACTAAAAAAAGTACTATTACCACAAGTACGGTAAAAATAATATTTTTATCAGTATCTGAGTATTCGTTTTGACTGATTTCATCAAATTTAGTGGGAGGTTCTAATTCTTTAATTTTTCTAAGGTAACCTTCCAAGTTTAAATCAGGGATTTCCTTTTGGTTTACAAAGCATAAAAAATCAGTAGTTATCCCATCCTTTTTAAGAATTAGAGCATTACCATCAGCAAATACTTCGTTTAAAAGGAGCTTCTTACCTCCAACATTTACCACCAGGGAATCCATGGCAGCCAAATACTCCCATTTACTCTCCTGAATTTCACCTTCTTTGACAATGTACAGGGATTTGTCCTTGCGGAAAATGAGTCGTTGAATATTTAGCTCACCATCCACAATAGTCCAGGGAATATCCACCAGCATGTTTTTTTTGGCTAATCCCTGATTATAGGATTTTAGGGAGGATTGGACATCTTTGAGAAGTTCTTGGAGGAGTTGCATATTTATTATTCATTCAAAAGCCAAGTTCAGTTTTTATTGTGATTAATAATAATTCCTTCAAAACAGAAAAGGGCATGGAAACACCTTCACTTATAGTTGTACTCTTAACTTTATCCCAGGCTTTATCATTTTTGGCAGCTTCAAGAAATTCGTGCCCTTGCCAAGTTAAACAAATTGGTGCCCAATCAGGATTGCCTTTACTCGACATGTCTATTGCTTCGATCAAGTCTGCCTGCCAAAGCAATTTTATGTGGTAGCAATAGCTAATCTTATCAGCATATTCAAATGATTTCCAGTCAAAGGGGGATTGATCCTTTTCTAATTCTAAAAGAATCTTCTTAATTAGTTCTAAATCTCTTTTCATCGTTATTGATTAATAAAAAACAATCAAATGTATAAATTTAGCGAGGAGGAAAATTCAAAAGATTACCTTTCCCCTATTCTTAAGCCAAAAAACTTACTGAATTTATCCATTTCCTCCACATTAATTCCCTCCGCAATATCGACATATTTTTGAAGTGTTACTAACTTCTTATGACCTGTAATCCTTTGAATCACAGATAATGGTATTCCAGCAAGGATTGCATTGGTAATAAAGGTTCTCCTTCCCGTATGGCTGGCTATCAACTTGTATTTGGGGATTACATGGTATTTTTTAATCCTTTTCGCATACTTAACCACCTCCACATCTGCGTTGATTCCTGCTTCCAGACAGCGTTCCTTCACGTACTTATTGAATTTTTGATTGGAAATAGCCAGACTGGACAAATCATAGTCGTATTTCTCCAGGACTTCCTTCAAATTAGGATGCAAGGGAATGCTTATTATTTCATCTGTCTTATGTGTAAGGATATGCAGCATACCATTTACCACCCACCTTTTGGAAATACAGATGCCATCACCAAATCTTAATCCGGTATAAATCAAGACCAGAAAGAGGGATTATTGGTTGGTAGGTTTAATTTGGGGATATTTTCCTGATTTGTACTATTATTTGCGGTTAACTCTGAGTAATTATCTAAATGGTAAAATTGCTTCTTCTTCTTTTTCAACTTATTCTTATTATAATGAAAAATACCTGATCAAATTCGGTATTACAGTTTTTTTTTTAATGTGGATGAGATTATTGCTGGAACAGCCTTATTTCCATTCAGTTGGTTTATTCAGAATATACCCGTTTTGCAACTTAATTTGTTCTTGGAATTGGGAGTCTTTTAGTTTTTTCCGCCCAATGATCATGCTTCCTTTTGCGACATTTTTTACACTTACATTAGATCTATTTGGTGGGAATGCAACAAATACTCGCTTTTGAGGGAATTTTTCATGGATAGCAAGAATAGGAGGAACCAAATCACTATCACCTGAGATCAACATGGCCATATCAAACTTATCTTCCATTGCATCTTTCAACATTTCCACAGCAATATTTACATCTGTCATCTTTTCTTCATTGTCATTCCAAATATGACCACAGCGTTTACATGATTTAGTTTTAGATTTATAATGACCATAAATTATTTGAACTGATGTGGTTTCAAGTGCACTGATATAAGCTCGTTGTCTTTGTTCCTTAGGAGGATTATTGCTGACCATGGAAGTAAAATATTTGATTCCAAATAATTCCTGAGAACTTTTTAGTAAATTATTGGCCAGAAGTTCAACATTTAACCATTTAATATCAGGATAACTTGATGTCATCCCAAAATAAAGGTTAAACCCATCGATGTAAACAATAACCCTTTCTTTTTTTTCCAT